GTTCGCCAAGGGCGAAAGGATGGAGCCGGAAGCACCGGAAGCGCCCGAAATGGCTGCGCCGGCTGAAGCTCCGGAAGCTCCGGAAGTGTCGGTCGAAATCGAAGCCCCGAACGCCGCCGAGCTTGCGGCGGTTCTCGCGGCTCTCGCCGACCCGTCAGCCCGTAAGGCTCCGCTTGGCCAGCGCCAAATGCGCTCGGCTGTGCTGGACGCTCGCGGCGTGGACATGGACAAGCGCACCGTGGAGCTGGCGTTCTCGTCAGAGGCTCCGGTCGAGCGCGGTTACGGCATCGAAATCCTCGACCACGGTCAGGGAGCGATGCAGATGGAGTTCATTAACAGCGGGCGAGCCCCGCTGCTGGTGGACCACGACCCGACGGATGTGGTCGGCGTGGTTGAGCAGGTGACGATGGGCGCAGACCGCATGGCGCGGGCGCGGGTGCGTTTCGGGAGAAGCGCACGGGCTCAAGAAATCCTGCAAGACGTTGTAGACGGCATTCGGACGAATGTCTCTGTCGGCTACACCGTGGACGAATGGAAGGTGGAGAAGGGCGACCGTGGGAAGGCTGACACCTACCGCGCGGTTCGCTGGACGCCGCTCGAAATCTCGTCCGTGTCGATTCCGGCTGACGCTCGGGTGGGCGTTGGCCGTGCTTTGGAAATCAGCGACGCGCCTGCGTCAAAGGAAATGAAGATGAGCATCGAACTGTCGAACGCTGCCGCCGATGCAGCCCGCGAGGAGCGCAGCCGCGTCTCTTCCATCCTCGAACTCGGCACCCGCCACAACCAGCGCGCGCTGGCCGAAAAGGCCATCCACGACGGCGTGGCTCTCGACGCCTTCCGTGGCGCTCTGCTCGACAAGGTCGGCACCAAGCCTCTCGAAGACTCGGCCGCCAACATCGGCATGACGAAGGCCGAGGCCGGCTCCTACAGCCTGTGCCGCGCCATCGACGCTGCCGCCTCGGGCGACTGGCGTAAGGCTGGCTTCGAGCGTGAAGCCTCGCAGGCCGTCTCGGCGCAGCTGGGTCGCGAAGCTCGCGGCTTCTTCCTGCCGATGGATGTGCAGACCCGCGACCTCACGGTCGGCACGGCGACTGCCGGTGGCAACCTCGTTGGCACGGACCTCCTCGGCGGTTCGTTCATCGAGCTGTTGCGGAACCGCATGGTTGTGAACCAGCTCGGCGCTTCGGTGCTGTCTGGCCTTCGCGGCAACGTGGCCATTCCGCGTCAGAGCGGCGCTGCGACTGCCTACTGGGTGTCGGAAAACAGCGCGTTCACCGAGTCGAACCACACGTTCAACCAGGTCACGATGTCGCCGAAGTTCGTCGGCACGTTCACCGACATGAGCCGCCGCCTCGTGGTGCAGTCTGACCCCAGCGTGGAAGCGCTGGTCCGTTCGGACCTCGCCACGGTTCTGGCCATCGCGGTGGACGCTGCTGCGTTCCACGGCACCGGCACGAACGGTCAGCCTCTGGGCATCATCGGCCAGTCGGGCGTTGGCTCGGTGGCCATCGGAACCAACGGCGGCGCTCCGACTTGGGCCTCGGTCGTGAACCTGATGCGCGAAGTCGAAGTCGACAACGCGCTGGCCGGCAGCCTCGCCTACGTCACCAATCCGAAGGTGAAGGCCAAGCTGATGACCACGGCGAAGCAGTCGTCGGGCGTCGAAGGCAACTTCATCCTTCAGGACCCGGCGAACCTGAACGGCTACCGCTTCGAGGCCACGCAGCAGATTTCCTCGGCTTTGACGAAGGGCAGCAGCTCGGGCGTTTGCTCGGCCATGTTCTTCGGCAACTTCGCGGAACTGCTCATCGGCTACTGGGGCGGTCTGGACGTTCTCGTGGACCCGTACACGGGCGGCGCTGCCGGCACCCTGCGTATCCGCACCCTGATGGACTGCGACATCGCCGTCCGTCACGCGGAGAGCTTCGCGGTGGTCTCGGACTACACCACGACCTGATGAGCTGGGAGAGGGGAGGGAAACCTCCCCTTTCCCGTTCATATGGAACTGGAGCAATTCCCCAACCGTCACGCGGGAGAGACGGTCTGCATCCTCGGCGGTGCGCCTTCTCTCCCCCGCGACTTGCTGACGATTCCGGACGAATGCCGGCTGATTGGCCTAAATCAGCACGCGCTCATTCTTCCGCTCGACTACTGTTTTTTCGCGGACCCTCGCGTCTGGTACGTCGTGCAGCAGTACCAGGTGAACGTCATCACGACTTACGCGGTAATCCGCGAGCGTGAGGACACGCTTTTTACCAGCACCTGCCCAAACGTCGGCCTCAGTGGCCCGATGGCGACATGGTGCGCCGGGTTCCTCGGATTCGAGGAAATCGTAGTGATGGGCTGCGACGCCTACCAAGCCGACCGCCGGTACTGGCACTCGCTAGAGCGGCACGGCGTCATGGGACAGGACTGCACGCCCTGGCTGACCGTCCGCGACAAGATGGAGCGCCCCGAGCGCGTCCGATTCACTGACAAGGAACTGAACAAGCTATGGCACGAAAAATCCAGCTGACCCGAGCGATTAGGCTCGGCGGCGAACACCACGATATCGGTCAAGTGGTTGAAGTGAGCGACGATGTGGCAGACCAGCTCATCGGTGCTGGCCGCGCTGCCCCGTGGCAGATGCCTGAAGCCGCACCGGTCGAAGCCGCGCCGGCATTGCCCCCCAACGACGCCCCGCTGAAGCAGAAGCTGCGCACCCGTGGCCGTTGAGACCGCAGCAGACCGAGCGATTTTTTTCGCGGTCGCTGACTTCGGCGTGGCCGCTACCTATCGGCGCAATTCGACCGATTCGACCGTGAACGGCATTTTCGACAACGAGTTCGTGCAGGTCGAGGTGGCCGAGGTGCCATACGACTCCACCGAGCCGGTTTTTTACTGCCGCACCGCCGACCTGCCTTCGGGCTACACGGTCGGCGACCGGCTGACGGTCAGCGGCACCGCGTACACCATTCGCGAGTTCCAGCCGGACGGCACGGGCGTCTCGAAACTACGACTTGAGGCGCAGGCGTAATGGCACACGTTCGCCAGCAAATCCGCGAGCGTATCGCCTCGGTCCTGACCACGGCAGCCGTGGCCAGCACCATCACCCAGTCGCGCGTTCACCCGCTGCCGCCGGGTTCCACCGCTGCGCTGGTCTACACGCTGACGGAAGCCGTCACGAACTCAACGCTGACGTATCCGCGCAAGCAGGAACGCTCGCTGACGGTAATCGTTGAGCTGGTCACGCGCGCCGTTTCCAATCTGGACGATGCGCTGGACGATTTGTGCGTCCTCGCCGAACAGGCAATTGCCAACGACCAGACCGTAAACGGGCTGGCCGATGACATTTTTCTAGCCTCGACGGCTATCACGCATTCATTCGACGGAGATGCCCCGATTGGCTCGGCGCGTCTCGAATTCATTGTCATGTACCGGACGGTCGAAAACTCCGTCGCAACCGCAGTTTAAGCAGGAGCAGAAATGGCGAATCACCACGGAACCGAAGGGCTTGTGAAAGTCGGCACCAACACGGTCGGCGAGGTCACGGGCTTCAACTTCACCCTGACGGCAGAATACGCCGAGGACACCACGCTCGCGGACACCGCGAAGACCTACAACACGGTGGCCATCACCTCGTGGTCTGGCAGCGTCACCGCGTACTGGGACGAGGGCGACACGAACGGCCAGCTTGCGCTCACGACCGGCTCGAACGTGGTCCTGAAGCTCTGCCCTGAAGGCTATGCCTCCACCGACACCTACTACAGCGGAAACGCGCTGGTGACGGAAATCACCCGCACGGTCGCTCGCGGCGCTGTGACGGAAATCAGCTTTTCGTTCGTCGGCAACGGCGCGTTGACCACCACCACCGTCTAAGGAAAAACAATGGCAAATCATCACGGCACCGAAGGGCTGGTGAAGGTCGGCGTGGCTACCGTCGCCGAGGTCACTGGCTTCAACTTCACGGCAACGGCTGAGTACGCCGAGGACACGACCCTCGCCGATACCGCCAAGACGTACAACACCATCGCCATCACGAGCTGGTCCGGCTCCGTCTCGGCCTACTGGGACGAAACCGACACCAGCGGGCAGGTGGCCATTGCTCCTGGCGCAAACGTGGCACTGAAGCTCTACCCCGAAGGCGCGACCACGGGCGATGTGTACTACTACGGCGACGTTCTCGTGACCGAAATCACGCGCACCGTGGCCCGTGGTGCCGTGACGGAAATCGCGTTTTCGTTCGTCGGTAACGGCGTGCTTACGACTGGCACCGCATGAGCCACTGGAAAGAGCAGGCGAAGGCGACCTTCAAGGCTCGCCGCTCGCCGGAAACGCTGGTGGAAATTCCGGTTCCGGAATGGAACACAAGCATTTGGTATTGGCCGGACATGACCTTGCAGGAGCGGCGGGAAATCTTCCTGCTGGCCCGGCAGGAGGACGGCCATACCGTGCTGGACCTTGAGGCGATGGCGGTCACGCTCATCGTTCGGGCGCGTGATGCTGGCGGGAAGCGGCTGTTCGCGATGCCGGAGAAGCGCGAGCTGATGACAGAATACGACCCTGAGGTTATGTCGCGCATCGTCAGCGCTATGAACTCGGTGTCGATTTCTGTCGAGGACGCCGAAAAAAACTGACTGAGGATGTGGAGCTGCGATGCATCTACGCGATGGCACTGCGGCTGCACATCCTGCCCCAGCAAGTCTTTGATATGCCGGAAAGCGACTTCGCCTACCTCATGGCGACGCTGAAAATGGAAAGTGACGAACAGGAGCGAAAGTGGCGGACACAAGCGCGAAAGTAATCATTACCGCTCAGGACGCCACGACTGCCGGCCTTCGTTCGGTGGAACGCAACCTTCGCGGAATGCAGAAGGAGGCGCAGTCGCTCACCAGCTCGCTGAAGGGCATGGCCGGCGCACTCGGCATCTCGGTCGGCCTCTCCGCTGCCGTCTCCGGCGTGCAGCGGTTCATCACCTCCACGGTCCAGCTTGCCGACTCAATGGGCAAGACTGCCGAACAGACCGGGCTGACGGTCGAGGAAATCTCCGCGCTCCGGTTCGCTGCCGAACAGGCCGACGTTGAGTTCGCCTCGCTCCAATCCAGCCTGGTCAAGTTCAACCGCACCATCGCCGAGGCCGGTTCCGGCAACAAGGCGGCGCGCGACGCCTTCCTCCAGCTCGGAATCTCGATGGAGACCGTTCGCGCCAGCAAGCCAGACGAGCTGTTTATGCTCGCCGCGCAGCGCATAAGCGAACTGGGCAGCGAGACAGACCGCACGAAGGCGCTGGTGGACCTTTTCGGGCGCTCCGGTGCTGACCTCGCTCCCCTGTTCTCGCAGGGCGCAGAGGGCA